CGTCTGGTGAGACTTATTACATAGACCCCGAAACTAATACGCTAACTACAACAGACACAGGTTACAAAGTGGGCAAGGCTCTCTCCGCAACTAAGCTCCTTATCACAGAAGGTAATGCGTAATGACCAAAGCAAGAGACTTAGCAAACCTAATCGCAGCGGGTAATCCACTGGCTGATGGGGCTATTGCATACTCAGAGGTTACTGGCACACCAACTATTCCTGTTGCTGGCACTGACTTTGTTGCTCAGACAGGTGGCACATTCACTGGCGATGTGTCCTTTGGCGACAACGACAAGGCCATCTTTGGTGCTGGCAGTGACTTGGAAATCCTTCACAATTCGTCAAACAACAACAGCATTATCCGTGAGCTAGGTGCAGGCGTACTGTCCATTCAAACAAATGGATCACAGATTACGTTTTACGATAGCACAAATGCAGTTCAAATGGCAGCATTTAACACAGGTGGTTCATGTGATTTAGCCTTTCAAGGAACCACCAAACTCGCCACTACCTCCACAGGCGTTGACGTATCAGGCGAACTCATAGCCGACAGCTACAACGAGACCTACTCTGCACTGTCTGGGACAACGCCAACGGTAGACTGTGAGACAGGCAACGTGTTCTCCCTAAGCACATCAGGCAATACCACCTTCACATTCACCAACCCACCCGCGAGTGGCACAGCTTATGGCTTCACTATCAAGCTCACGGCTGGCGGCACACATACGATCACATGGCCTGCATCCGTTGACTGGGCTGGGGCTACTGCGCCTGATGCTCCTGCCAGTGGCGAGACCAATGTGCTTGTCTTCATTACTCACGATGGCGGCACAACATGGTACGGCTTCCAAGGTGGGGCGGCAATGGCATGAGCCTAACAAGTAAACTTACAACTATTGCGGCTGCGGGTGCTGGAGGAGGTGAAAACTGGTATCTTGCGTTTGAATATAACAGCTTATCTGACACATCTTACACAGTAAGAGTTGACAGCAATGATGATGTTTATGTCGGCGGGTTCAGCTATGGCACATCATCAGGGCCAACGAGCAGGGGCGGCTTTATTATTAAGTTTAACTCTGATGGAGAAAGCCAGTGGGAAAAACTATATTATCACTCTAGTGATAGATATTGGATAGATGATTTCGATGTCGGAAGCGATGGGTATATTTATGCAATTGGATACGCCAACAGCACCGTAAGGGATTGGACTTCTTTTAAAATAGATGCAAGCGATGGCTCTCGTATAGCAACATATAAACATTCAGGAAGCTCTATTGACCAAGTTTACAGATGCGTTTGGAGCGATATTACCAACGGTTTAGTCGCAGTTGGCAGATCATACTCTCACCCAACATATTCAACTGGTGCTTATTGGGCTGGTGTTAATTCAAACGCAACAATCAGTGACTACATGCAGGGTGGAAACTACACAAATATGTTCAGCGATGTTTGTGTAAGTGGCACTGTTCATTTTTATGTAGGGCAAACCTCTGCAAGTGGTAGCGGTTTTGGTTTTTTAATGAGAACAAGCTCTTTGACCGCTGGCATGAGTAGTGTTGAGTTTGGCAATAATTGCGGATGGTTTGCTTGTGACAGAATTGGGACAAGTGATGCAGTTATTCTGGGGCAAAAGGGTGGCGTTAATGGCGCAAGAGTTGTTAGAATATCACATGGCCTTTCTGAGATTTGGAATAAGCAAGTAACTGTGTCAGACAACAGTAAGGAAGATGTTAAAACCGACAGCAGTGACAACATTTACATACTGTTGAGAGGAACGGGTGGTTTTACAGTTGTATGCCTAGACAGTAGTGGCGATCTTGTTTGGAGCAACAAGCTTTCTAATAGTAACGGCAATATGACTGCTTACAGATTAGCCATAAGTGAAGACCAACAGTTTTTATATGTTTCTGGAGCTGACGCATTTAGTCTCACATCTGGTGCAGGGTTCCTAGCTAAACTTGCAGCGGATGGTTCTGGTACGGGAACATTTGGTGATTTTACATATGCAGCGGAAAGCGCAACTGTAACAACAAACTCCGCAGAGACTAGGAGAGGCGATTACCTTAGCTACACGGGCCTTTCTCTGTCACAGACCTCGCAGTCAGTCACAACGGCAACACCAACTTACACCACCGAATTGACCAACCTCTAAGGAGACTGCAATGCACGTCAAAATCACAAACGGTAACGTAGATACATATCCCTACAACGTAGGGAAACTGCGCCGTGACAATCCGAATACATCATTTCCCAAGCGTATCCCTGATGATATGCTTGCTGGCTGGGGTGTTTACCCTGTGACATTCACAGCGCAGCCTGACATTGATGACCGTACCCAGAAGGTTGAACAGGAAGCTACCCCTACACTTGTTGACGGTAGTTGGACTGTTGGCTGGACGGTGTCAAACAAGACTGCCGAAGAAATTCAGGAATACGACGATAACACTGCCGCACAAAATCGTGCAGAGCGTGATGGTTTGCTGGCGCAGTCTGATTGGACACAAGTAGCTGATGCGCCTGTAGATAAAGCGGCGTGGGCGGTATATCGACAAGCATTGCGTGACATTACAAACAATCCTAATTGGCCTAACTTGGAAGAGGCTGATTGGCCTACTAAGCCCTAAGTGTCGATTAATACGGTAAACAGAAAGACTGATAAATGGACAAACGTACAGTATCATCCGCGCATGAACGGATCGACGGCCTTGAGAAAGAGGTGATCGCTATTAAGACTGAAGTGAAAATCCAGTTTAAGGATTTGTTTGGTCGCGTGAAGCGCATGGAAAGCATTATGATTGCAGCAACTGCCTCAATCATTGGCCTCCTAGTAGCTGTGTTGACGAAGATGGGGTGATGATCTGTGTCCTTGCCTTTGTTTCATTCAACCACGCTTGGACGCAAGGCGGGAACCGGTTGTTCCAATACTGTTTTTACAACTGCGGCACGGCAAGGAATGGCTTGTGGTACGACAGGGTCTATCGCGTCAGCTACTTGTTTGTCTGCCCGGCGAGGTTTGTTGAAACATGATTGAGGTTTTAGCTCTCGCAAGTGCGGTTAGCACAATATCTGGAAGCATTAGCTCTGCCGTGCAGGCCGGGAAGGACGTTGGGTCAATACTCCCTCAGTTCGGCAAGCTGGCAAAGCTAGAAGCTGATATAAATTTAGCGGAAAAGGGCCGACATAAGGGGCCGCTCGGTCGCCTGACCTCCACTGAAGAGGAAGGTTTCGCAATTGCAAACGCGAAGATGAAGCACAAGGAAGCTATGGACACGCTTCGCAGTCATTGCCGGTTGTATGGCCCACCTGGAATGTGGGAAAGCGTGCAGCGCGAGATGGGCGCAGCTAGAGCGCGGCAGAAGAAAGCTCTGGAGGAGCAGGCTGCAAAGCGTGACCGCATATTTTACTTTATTACAGTTGCTGTTGCTTGCATCGTGTTTGCTGTTGGAAGCGGCGGGATGATTTGGTTTGCAGCGTTGCTTGCGGAAGAGGTCAGGTGATGTACTTGCTCCTTTGGTTCCAACTTACAGCTCAGGTCATTCACTTCGAAGTGGGACAGTACAACAACGAAAAAGATTGCACCGATGAACTGCGCCGCGCGTCTGTTTTAATCACAAAGGCCAATGAGTATCTGCAATGCTTTAAGGTAAATTTATGAAGGATTCAGAGATCATACGCCTGTTCGATCAGAATGTTGAGTTAATCATTGAAGGCTTGGCTGCGCGATCTGGTCGAGACTTTTCTGAAGTTTTAGCACTCTTGCGAGATAGAGGAATGAAATATGCCAAATGAATATGACCTAAACGGCAATGGAGAGATTGATCCAATAGAGCATGAGATCATGTTGGAAGACCGCCGCCGCCGAATGGAAGACTCTGACGCAAAAAGGGACGCGCAGAGGCGCATGACATGGTTTTCCCTATCTGGGATGGTTTTGTATCCTTTTGTCATCCTAGCGGCCTCTCTGTGGGGCTTAGAGACTGCTGCGGGTCTATTGGCAGATATTGCTGCGGTATATGTAATCGGTGCATCTGGCATAGCCGCTGCATATTTTGGTTTTAACGCAATGGAGAGTAAGAATAATGCTTCAAGCACTGATAGGACCAGTAGCTGAATTAGCTGGCGGCTGGCTTAAAGGTAAGGCAAGCGCACAGGCTGCGTCTGCAAATTTAAAGCTAGTTGAGGCGGAAGCCAAGGCAACCATAATGAAATCTGCTGCTACGTCAGAAGCTGACTGGGAAAAGATTATGGCCGAGGGTACTCAAAATTCTTGGAAAGACGAGTATCTTGTGCTGCTTTTCTCCATTCCCTTGATACTGAGCTTCCTGCCTTTTAGTTGGGCAAAACAAGCGGTTACAGACGGTTTTGCCGCTCTGGACACCATGCCGGATTGGTACAGCTACACATTGGGTGTAATTGTTGCCAGTAGCTTCGCCGTGCGGTCAGCAACTAAATTTTTCGGAGGAAAAAAATGAAAGAGAACTGGGAAACGTTTTTTGAAATGCTGATAAAGCATGAGGGCGGCTTTACTGACGATCAGCGCGACAAGGGTAACAGCAAGGGTGACGGCCACGGTAACGAAGGCAGCACAATGCTTGGTGTTACTTCGTGGAACTGGGCGAAATATACCGGCAAGCCTGCACCGAAAGAAGTGATGCGGGAGCTGACCGTTGATGATGTTAAGCCTCTTTACAAAAAGAACTACTGGGATGCGGTTAAGGCAGATGAACTTCCTTCTGGTGTAGACGTAAGCTGCGCCGACCTTTGTGTTAACGCCGGACCAGGCCGCGCTGCCAAGATTTTGCAGCGTTCAGTGTCTGCAACGGCTGATGGTGCTATCGGACCTAAAACTATTGCAGCGGTGTATGACTTTGATCCCGTGGATGTGCTTCACAAATATTATGATGGTCGTGAGGCTTTTTATCGCTCTCTTGACGATTATAAAATCTACGGAAAGGGCTGGAGTAGGCGCAATACTGAAACTCTGGAAAAGGCGTTGGATTTAGCCAATGAGTGAGAACAAGCGTTTTGACGAGCTAGATAAAAAGATTGCATCGGCGCGCAGGCTTAAAAAAGCTATTGAGTGCCGGACTAGCTTTGTCGATTTTGTTAAGTACACGATGCCTGATGCGGATGATCCAGAGAACATTGACGAAAGCATGTTTAAGGATGCAAAGCACCATCGAGCGTTAGCCAAGGTTCTGGAGAAGGTAGAAAAGGGCCACATTCCGCGTCTAATCGTATCTATGCCGCCCAGGCACGGTAAATCGGAGTTAGTTTCGCGCCGGTTCGTACCTTGGGTGCAGGGTCGCGATCCGTACCGCAATGTGATCTTTGCTACCTATAACGAAGACTTTGCGAAAGATTTTGGTGCAGATGTCAGAAATATTATGACGCTGCCGCAATACAAGCATGTTTTCCCGAGCTTTGGGTTGCGCAAGGGCGGTGCATCGAAGTCGAGGATACAAACAACGTCTGGCGGCATGTCGGTATTTGTTGGTCGAGGTGGTTCGATCACTGGCCGTGGCGGCGATTTTGTTATTCTTGACGATCCGATCAAGGATAGCTTAGAGGCCAACAGCCCGACGTTGCGGGAACAACTGTGGCAGTGGTTCACACAAGTGTTGATGACGCGCCTTATGACAGCATCAGCATCTATTGTTATCGTTCAGACGCGCTGGCATGAGGATGATCTTATTGGTCGTCTTACGGACCCCACAAACCCGCATTACAGCCCCGAGGAGGCTGCAAAGTGGAAGATTATTAACTTACCCGCCTTGGCGGAAGATGAAGACCCTCTTGGCCGCAAGCCGGGTGAACTGTTGTGGCCCGAGCGGTTTGATATGGAGTTTATGGAGGCGCAGCGGCGTCTTGATCCGCGTGGCTTCAGTGCTTTGTATCAAGGCAGGCCGACAGCGGAAGACGGTGATTTATTTCGGCGCGAAAATATCAAATACTTTAATCGCAAAGACGTTCCAGACGATATGCGTATTTACGCAGCTTCAGATCATGCTGTTGGAGTTGATAAGACGCGGAACGATGCGACGTGTTTGTTGATTGTGGGAGTAGACAGAAACGATGACATATTCTTGTTGGATTGCTGGTGGGAAAAGCGAACTACAGACAAGGTTGTGGACGCCATGTTGGAGCTGATGCGCAAGTGGAAGCCTCTTATTTGGTGGGCTGAAAAAGGCCACATATCCAAGGCTATTGGTCCGTTCTTGCGCAAACGCATGGGCGAGGAAAAGGTTTACTGCCGGATTGAGGAAGTCACGCCAGTAGCGAACAAGGTTCAGCGCGCACAGTCTATACTGGGTCGTATGGCTATGAATAAGGTATTGTTCCCGCGTCAATCTGTGTGGACTCAAAAGGCAACTGACGAGCTTTTAAAGTTTCCCAATGGGCGAAATGACGACTTTGTAGACACCCTTGCTTGGGTGGGGATGGGCTTGGCTCGACTAACTACCCCTGGAGGTGGTATAGTGAAGTCAGATAGTCGTCCAAAAGTCGGTACGTTGGCGTGGGTTAAGTGGGATTCCGCACAACGTCGTAAGCAGCAATTTTTGGAAAACAAAACTGGTGGTTGGTAATGCACGAAGAAATGATGATAGATACGACAGACGAAGAGCGGTCAGAACCTACACAACGTCGAACTGCGCTGGTTAATCAATGGCTGGCTAAAGTGAAGCACGCTAAGAAGTTTCACGAAAAGTCGTTTAAGCAAATGCGAACTGACATGGACGCTGTGCTTAATGGCTATGATGAAAAGAACTGGTCTGCTGATAATTACGTCGCCAATATATTACAGCGCCACGTTCAGCAACGCACGGCTGCTCTTTACGCTAAAAACCCCAAGGCAGTAGCCAAGCGGCGCAACCGTATGTCGTATGAGGTTTGGGATGGCGATGCTGAAACATTGGCTCAAGCGTTTATGGCCTCTGAGGCGTCGTCGCAAAACGGATTACCCGTGCCGCCAGAAGCCTCGATGATTATTCAAGACTACATGAATGGCAAGAACGAGAGCAAGATGCTCGATAACGTCGCAAAGACGCTCGAAAATCTCTTTGACTACTACATGAAAGAACAGCAACCAGCGTTCAAGGCACAAATGAAGGCGCTGGTTCGGCGCGTTATTACTACTGGCGTTGGCTTTGTGAAGGTAGGTTTTCAGCGTGACGTTGATAGGGCACCGGAAGTTGCGGCTAAAATTGCTGACGTTCAAGCACAAGTGGATTTTCTTCGCCGCGTAGCTGAAGAGGCTCAAAAGGGTAAAATTCAAAAGGATGATCCAGAGATCGAAGAGCTGATGCTTTCAATGCAGACGCTCTTAGAGGAGCCTATGGTAACTATTCGCGAAGGCTTGGTGTTTGACTTCCCAGAGGCCAATTCCATTATTGTAGACCCTCGATGCCGTCAGCTGCGCGGGTTCGTTGGTGCGGAATGGATTGCCCACGAAATGTATTTAACGCCAGACGAAGTAAAAGAGATTTACGACGTCGATCTCAAAGACAAGTACCGCACATATGATATGAAGGGTCGGTCAACTGGCCCATACGATGAATACCGTCAGCGATCTTCGCATGACGATATTAACGGTGAAGGCGCGCCTGATGGTCTAGTACAAATCTTTGAGGTGTATGACCGCAAGACTGGCGTTCAGTATTGTCTTGCCGATGGTCACAATGACTTTTTGCGTGAACCTATGGGGCCAGACGTAAAAGTTGAAACATTTTGGCCTATCTTCTCGCTGGTTTTTAACGAGATAGAGCATAAGGATTACCTTTACCCACCTTCAGACGTCAGCCTTTTGATGCCTATGCAGCACGAATACAATCGGGCAAGGCAAGGCTTGCGTGAGCATAGACGCGCCAATCGTCCTAAGTATGCAGCACCGGCTGGTGTTCTTGAGGATGTGGATAAGGAAAAGCTGGCTACGCACCCAGCAAACGCTGTTATCGAGCTACAGGCGCTTGCAGCTGGTCAGAAGGTCAATGACGTTATTCAGCCGATAGGTCAGATTGGCATTGATCCAAATCTCTACGAAGTACGCACTATATTTGACGACATCCAGCTTGTTGTCGGCGCGCAAGAGGCTCAGTTTGGTGGGCTGTCCCGAGCTACGGCGACAGAGACATCGATTGCCGAAAGCGCGCGTATGTCAACGATGGGCGCAAATGTTGACGAGCTAGACAGCTTTATGTCGGAAATGACGCGCGCTGCCGGTCAAGTCGTTTTGGCGAATTTGTCTATCGATGAAGTTAAGAAGATTGTTGGCCCCGGCGCTGTTTGGCCGGAGATGACACGCGATCAAATAATGGAGGAGATTTATCTGGAGATCGAAGCGGGATCGACGGGTAAACCTAACCGCGCAGCCGAGCTTGCAAACATTGAGCGGATTATGCCGTTCTTGCTGCAAATACCGGGTATCGACCCCAAGTGGCTGGCTAAAGAATTGCTTAAACGTCTTGATGACAAGCTCGAGCTTGATTCAGCGTTTGCAGATAAGATTCCTAGTATTGTTGCAATGAACCAAGCGCAACAGCCGGGAACTGGTGATCCAGCTTTGCAGGGTCCACCAGGAGGGGGTGCAGATAATGCACCGAGGCAGCTTCCAGGGGGCGGGGGAGGCCCAGCGCCGATGGGAGCTAATAACCAGTAAATTTTTGCATTTTGTTGAAAACTACGATCAACAGATGTAAAATAAAAGGAGAAGGACGCTAAGATGGTTGAAGAAACCGAGGTTGCGGAACCGTCCACCGAGACCGAAGTAATCGAGGACGATAATGCGGTGTCGTCTGCCGCAGAAAGCGAAACCGAAGCGGATTTGTTGAGTGTCATACAAGACGCGATGCAGCCCGAAGAGGAAACAGAGTCGCACTCTGAAGACGAGGTTGAGGAACCGGATACGCTTGCAGCTGAGTCTGATGCTAAAAACGATGAAGTAGTCGATGACGCAGAGGATTTTTCTGACGAACCGTTTCATAAACATCCACGTTTTAAGAAAGTATTGGAAGAACGGAACTCATACAAGGATAGTGCTGAAAAGTTTAGCGTGATGCAGAATTACCTGATGGACAACCAACTGTCTGGTGACGAAGCCGCAAAAGGTTTGGAGATCATGGCTTTGATGAAAGCCGATCCAATGGCCGCACTTAATGCTCTAAAACCGTATGTGCAGAATTTATCCCAAGCAGCTGGAATTGTGCTGCCGAAAGATATTCAGACCCGTGTTGACGATGGCTACTTAGACGAAGATGCGGGACGAGAGTTAGCGGTTGCGAGAGCTGGTGAGCAAAGGGCTAACGCCCAAGTAAATCAATATGCCCAAGCGCAGCAACAGAACGTCGCGCGGCAGCATATTAACTCGCTGGCTGAAACGGTGACTGCGTGGGAAGAGAAAGCCCGACAGTCTGACCCTGACTTTAACCTCAAGCAAGAAGAAATTGATGACCGGATTAGGGTTATGGTTTCAGAGCGAGGAAGGCCAAATACGCCGCAAGATGCAATATCTATGGCGAAAGAGGCTTATAATGCGGTCAACACCCGTTTCCAAACGCGCTTTGCAGACCGACGCCCAATTAAGACGGCATCAGGTGGCAAAATTGGAGGAAGCCCACAAGCGGAACCACAGTCGTTACAAGACGCGATTGCCAATGCTTTGGGCAACTCATAACACGTTAGGAAAGTAAGATGGCTTTTTCATCAGCCGAACTAGACAACATCGCTAACGCTGCCCTCGATTACTACATCGACAAAGGCAACGTTTATTCTCAATCACTGCAAGATAAACCTTTGCTCAAAGCAATGGACTCTGGGTCTAAGACATTCCCAGGGGGCAAAGGTGAAATGAGTGTAGCCGTAAAAGGTACTTACACCACTTCAGTTTCTGGATATACGCATAACGATACTGTAACTTATGCAAACCCAGCAAACATCAAGCGCGCAAACTACTCTTGGAAAGAGCACCACGCTGGTATTTCCTTGACGCTGACCGAACTTAAAAAGGACGGTATTAGCGTTACGGATAGCACCACATCTTCTGGTGTTTCTAACCATTCTGGGCGCGATCAAACGGTTCTTGCAAACTTGTTTGAAGACAAGCTGGACGACATGATGGAAGGGTACACGCGCGGTATCAATGACTTCCTTTATGGCGACGGCACGGCAGACGCTAATGCGATTGCTGGTATTCAGACTTTAGTTTTGGATGATCCGACTGTTGTTGGCACTACTGTTGGCGGTTTGTCTACAGTGTCTAACACATGGTGGCGCAACCGTTCTAACGTTGCGATTTCTACAACGTCTGGCGGTCAAGAGCTGATTGAAACTCTTCATTCAGAAATGCGCCAACTCAAGCGTTTTGGTGGTAAACCAAACGTTGCAGTTTGTGGTTCTGCGTTCTTGGATCGTCTTGGTGACGAACTTCGCCGCAATGGTAACTACTCTCAGACTGGCTTCTCACGCGGCCAAAACATCGCAATGGGCGAAATCAGCTACAACGGTCTGACCTTCGCTTATGACCCGACGCTCGATGATCTGACAATTTCTGGCAAAACTCCCAGCAAACGTTGCTACATCATCGATTCATCTAAGCTGTGCATGTACTACATGGACGGGGAAAAGATGAAACGTCACAGCCCTGCGCGTCCAGCGGATCAGTACGTTATGTATCGCGCTATCACTACTACTGCGGCACTTTCGGCAACTCAGCTGAACTGCCACGGTGTTTATGAAATTGCATAATTTCAAAAGGGGGGGCGCGGTGCGCCCCTCCATCACAATCAGGAGAAAACCATGTTTCAATTATGTAGGTGCACGGTCGCTATTGGTGGGGATATTCGTAGCGTTGTACCAAAAACCCAAGTTACACCAGCCGAAATCATGCTGCTGCAATCAATTCACGGCGCTGATGCTGTGACAAACATTCGTGTCGTAGGCGAACTGGATTCTTCAGTTGACCAAGAGCGCAACCGGCTTGGCAGCTTTTACAAAGATGAAAAAGTTGTCGGCATGTTTAACCAGTTTGGTGACTTGCCGGCCACTTTAGAAGCTGCGCGCATTCCAAGCGAATTGCTTGACCCATCCTGGAAGCCGGAGCCTTTGAAGCCGATTAAGAGAAGGGCAACTAAGAAGCGCGCCCGTACTGAAAAGGGGCATTTCGTAAAAGATGATCCCGCAACGCCTGAAAACGAGGCATTTGTCGAGGAATAGATCATGGCTAGAGGTACGTCATTAGGGCAGCTGATTGATGATTTAAGGGCGGAAGTCGGGCACTCCTTGCAGCCGAATTTAGGCAAGGCGACACGCGATGTTTTCATTAACATGCTGCAAAGAACGCAAAGGCGGTTGTGGGACGACTACAGCTGGCCTTTTCTTTCCATTACGCGCGACATCGCGATTAGTGCTGGGCAGCGTTACTATGACGTACCTGATGGTCTAGTGTTTGAGCGCATCGAGCGCATGGAAACAAAACACGGAGATTACTGGTCAAAGCTCAAATATGGCATTACCGCAGAACACTACAATCAACATGATAGTGATCGCGGCATTCGTTCATCACCTATCCGTCGTTACGACGCATATGAAAACAACCAGATCGAGCTTTGGCCTATCCCTTCCAATAACTCTGATGCTGCAACAGGCACAGACAGCGTTCGCGTTCATGGTATTAAGAACCTAAGTCAGTTTACTGGCGAGGCCGACACTGCGGATTTGGATGACCAGCTGATTGTTCTCTACGCTGCGGCAGAAATTCTGGCGCGTCAAAAGCAGGCTGATGCTCAAAACAAAATTGCGCAAGCTCAAGCGCATTACGCACGTCTAAAGGCGCGTATGGCTAAGACTGAAACCTTTGTCATTGGCGGCGGTGAGCCAGACGGCATGTATCGCCCTAAAGGCCCACCATTGATTGCCACAACAGGAAATAGCTGATGCCTTATATTTTGGTCGAAGACTTCCGTGGCGGCTTAGATCGTCGGCGTATGAACGTGACAGCCGCTCCTGGGACTTTGATCGAGCTTAAGAACGCGCACATCACGCGCGGCGGCGAGATTGAAAAGCGCCCTGCGTTTGTCGAGCTTGTCGAGCTGCCCAGTAACACTATCGGCCTAGCCGCTTCTGCTGGTCAGATTTACACATTTGGGTCTGATGCAGCGTCTAGCGTCACTTTCCCAGCGGATACGCCGTCTAACGTGACTTACATTCGGTTGCAGCATCCTTCTGGCGAAGAGCTGACTGACGTTCTCAAGGCGACTTTCTACAACGGAAAGGTGTATGCAGCGGCGCAATTTGCGGATGGTCGAATATACCACTACTTCGATGGTGTGCGAATTACTGATTGGTTTGATGGCCGTGCGCGCAATACATTCGAGGTGACTGCCGGTACTGCTGGCGGGACTGCCGCTACAGCTTCTTTGGAGGTAACTGGCGGCACAAGTAACCCCGGCGACGAGCTGCGGATTTTACGGATTAACGCTGTCGATCTAATTAGTAGCCCTGTGTCTCACAACGGCTCGAACAGCCTAACAGCGTCTAATGTTGCAGCGGCTATTACTTCTGGCCCTAGCGACTACACAGCTCAAGCGGCTGGCAACGTGGTTACGATTACAGCGCCTGCGGTTGGCATTGCATATAACGGATTCCAGCTTACGTCCGAAGTTGATGGGGCGTTTACTGTTGGCAACATTTCTCACGCCTCTGGCGGCATTGATAACGCGATAACGGCCATTACCGTTGATGGCGTTAACCTTATCGGAAATCAGGTGACTTGGGAGACTTCGCATACCTACACAGCACTAAAAATTGCTGAAGCTATAAATGATTTTGCATCTGGCCCTGAGTATGAAGCGACAAGCGTAAATCAGTTTGTAAACATAATATCTAAAGAAAGCGGATCGAACCAAAACAACAAGGCGGTCTCGATCACAACAAGCGGGGACGTTACTACAGCGTTTGACCCTGTTTCGCAGACTTACTTAGACGGCGGCGCTGATGCGTCTACAATCAACGCATACAGCCCTGGGGCCTTTGTCATCCCGGTCAAAACAAAGATGTACGCGCTGTCAGACAGTTTGCTTCACTTTTCCGCGATAGATGATCCGACAGAGTGGAACGACACAACGTTGGGCGCGGGTTTTATCAACCTTGCTAACCACTCACGCGGTTCTGAAGACCTTAAAGCGATTGCGACATACTTTGATAACATAGCTGTGCTTGCCGAAGAGGCGATACAAATTTGGTTTGTAGATGCAGACGAAGCCCTTAATCAACAAATACAGGTTTTGCAAAACACTGGGACCATTGCGCCCGACAGCGTTGTTGAGTTTGGCGAGAACGACGTGTTCTACTTATCGCTGTCTGGACTGCGCAGTTTGCGTTCACGCGACAGCTCTAACGCCGCCTTCGTGGGTGACATTGGCAATCCCATTGACGAGCTAATCGTTGACCAAATTCAAGCAAACCGATCTATTGCAGAGTTGGCGAAGGCAACATTAGAACAGCGTGACGGTCGTTACATACTGGCTATCGGCAGCACAATGTATGTGTTTAGTTTCTTCCCGTCGTCGAAAGTGTCGGCTTGGTCTGTCTATGAGCCTGGGTTTGTTGTGGATCAGTGGGCATATGATGGTCGTCAAACTTTGTGCAGAAGCGGCAACAAGCTCTATTCTTTGGGTGGTGAGAACGGCAACATTTATGACAGCTGCGAAGTTGTTGTTCAAATGCCGTTCTTGGATGGCAGTAGCCCAGCAACGTTTAAGGATTTAACGGGTATTGACGTCACTTGTGAAAACGTCTGGACAGTTTCGATAGCCACTGATCCGCAAGATATAACTGCGCTGGAGGAAGTGGCGACAGTCTATAAGACAACTTACGGGTTAGGGCGCGCAGCGGTCAACGGTTATACTACGCACGTTGCTCCCAGGTTGACCTGTCAGAAACCGGGTCCCGCAAAGCTCGGAAACTTAGCCGTTCATTACACATCAGCGGAGAGTGGTTAATGTTCTTACGCCATGCGGAGCCTCAAGACATCTTTACAGTTGCGCGGAACATGCGTGAGCGAGACTATCGGGAAATATCAGCACTGCGATATGACGATGATAGAAACGAAATGGCATACAATATTACCAATCAAATTGCAGAGTTTGAAACGGTATATGTTGTTGGCGATACAGAGCCTGTAGCCATTGTTTCTTATATCCCTGTTCGACCTGGTGTCTGGAATTTGGGGATGTTTGCGACCGACAGGTTCAAAAGTGTCGGACTTTACCTGACAAAGCGCATTATCCGCGATATAATACCAGCATTAGATCGAGCCAAAGCGCATCGGGTCGAGGCGTTCAGTATCGAAGGTTACGACGAAGTACACAGTTGGCTGGATTTTTTGGGGCTTGAAGAGGAATGCACGTTGGGCGGCTACGGGAAAAACGGTGAGGATTTCAAGGTTTTTTCCTGGGTGCGGTCAACAGAAGACAGTGTTGTCTGGCGCAATCGGAGGTTAAATTAATATGTGTTTTGGTGGCGGTGGTGACGACTTTCTAAAAGACGAGTACGCTCGGCAAAGAGCCGAAGAGGAAGCTCGGCAAGGGCGGATAACTGAAGGCAAGGCGGCTATCGACACCGCAATGGCTGGGTACGACGATGACTTTTATGCCGGTCAAGCGCAGAATTACATAGATTACGCGACACCTCAGATTGAGGACCAGTACACGGATGCGATGGGGGGCTTGATCCGCGCTTTGTCCAGAAGTGGCATGTCACAAAGTTCTGTTGCCGCAAAACGTAAGGCTGATTTGCAAGAGAAACTTAACAACGCTCAAGTCGATGCAGCTCGACAAGGCGAAGCGTTTGCTAACGACACGCGATCAGCGCTTGCAGGTGTGAAGAACAGCCTCATATCTCAGAACCAGTCTTTAGCTGATCCGACTTTGATTGCCAGTATGGCGGCGAACCAGAGTAATGCAGCTTCACAGTTGCCGTCTTATAATCCAGTTGCTCAGATATTTGCCGATGCGACTTCAGGCTTAGCCACACAGAGCCAGTTAGAAGCGCGAGATAAGGCGAGATACAACATGGCGGAATTGTTTAATTTGAACGGCGGATCAGCGAGGAACGTACAGTCATGATGACACGACGTATGCAGCGCATAATGCAAAAAAACCAAGGCGCGCAAGGCGGCGCTCCACGTCAGACTGAAATCATGGGTCAGCCGCACATGCTGGCGTATATAAATGAAGCTGAACGCCAGATGCTAAAACGGGCAGGGGGTAGCGAACTGCCCGGCCCAGAAGGCGTACCTTCATATTTAAGCTGGAATGATATTGGCAATTTCATTAGTGATACTTTTGCTGAAATCACATCCGGTGGTGCAGCAGAGACAGAGACCTACAATGGCAGCAATGACAGCAAAATTGCGCCAAAGACATCACTGAGGCCCAGGGCTAGACCCGCATCAATCGAGAACAACAATAACGACAGTGACAACGATTACACAATACCGGTAGAGCAGCAAGCTGTCATTCCGACGGCTCAAAATCAAGGCGTCCGTAGCGATGCTGTGGACAAGATACTTGTTGAAACGCACGGCTGGAAGATGGGTCCAGACGGAGATGCTATTCCTCCCGGCGCGCCTGTTGCGTCAACACGAACAGATACGTCTGTTGGAGCCGCAAACAAGGGGATGGCCGACAGTATGTTGGGGGTTGGTGTATTAAACACCGGTGGAAAAACTGTCCCAGAAGAGCCAGCCAATCCGGGCAACCCGCCAATTCTTAATTACGATGGTTCTACTGGAGAATATACAGTTGCAGGCGCTCTTGATTCTGGAAAACCAGCAAGCGTGGCTACAAATGAGGATGGATCGATTTACGACCCGACTGACGATGAAGTTAACAACGCAAATACTCGAGGTGTTGATAACCTTATTAACACTGGTGATGATGGTGGTCTGATACGGATAGATGCTCCAAACGGCCCTGGTGGTACTGTTACATATACAAACGGAAATGGCGTCACAGTTGCTGGTCCCCAAAGTCCAATAAACACTATTAACGAGGACGGAGTATACACACCTGGCGGCGGATCGACTGTCGATGATAGTGGCCGCACAGAGACTGTCGGAGGCGGTGGAGGCGGTGAGGACAGCACTCCAGCACCGCCCCCAGTCAACCAGGCACTCCTGGACGCATTAGCAAGGCGTGGCGATGCATTATCGACACAGATGGGCAATATAGGGTCGGCATTCGATTTTGCGTCAGACGATTACTACACCGGCCTGGGTGACTCCTATCGTGAAGGTGGGCTATCAGAAGCATTTACAACGGCTTATGATGACGCCACTCGCGGCATTTACGATACTTTCAAGTCTGCTGGGATGCTTACTCAACAAGGTGTTGACGACTCTATGGGCATCTTGGCTAGTGCCGAAGGTGGCGAAGAAGGCCGCATCGATGGTATCGTCAACCAGTACACCGCAGCCAACCGAAATTTTGTTAATGACGGGCGCAGCGGCATGGAAGGCGCATTGCAGGGCTTTGTCACTGAGACTGAAGACATACCAACAATCGACGCCCAAACAGCTCAGATCATGGGTTATGACGTTGCTGGCAATTCGCAGCCATTCAAAGCGCCGAAGGAACAAGAGGTCGTGGATTTCTTCACTGACTTCGTAAAGCGGTCCTACGATCCAAGTTACAATGTTGATCCGACAGCGGTTGCCA